CCAAGGGATTGGGCCAAACATAGATTCTGCAAGACCACGCATATAAGAGCAGGACTTCCAATATCCTTTATCGAAAAAGGATTCGGATGCACTGATTATATGCGATAAGAGAGAAGGATCGGAATGTTCCGAATCGAGATTCTGACGAATTCTAATGGGAGTGCACAGCACCCCATTATAGGCGTCTAATCCGCAACTCTCGCGGTAGTGAGAGTTGATAAAGGACTTGTCAACGTTGACTTTTAGTCCCGCGGATTCAAGAACCTCGATTACATCGGATGTGAATGGAGTGGGAACAACGATGTCATCCCCGTATACCAGAAACATCCGACGTGAACGGTGCCTGATCGCTAGAGTAGCCTTTATCAGTGCCCAGAGAGTCAACGCCATAACGGGGAAGCATAGAGCTGACCCCATCGGCGCAAACTTCTTAAGCGGGAGTAGCCTCCCACAAGGTAACTGAGTTGCTACACTACGACACGCCTCCCAATATTCCTGAATGTGCTCTGGGAAGAGCGCACGGAATAGAGAAAGGGAGACTCGGTCCGACGCGTCCTTCAAATCAAGAGTGGCAAACTGCTTATCAACAGATGAGTCGAAAGCTGCTTGACGATTGAATGATTGGCGCGTAAAGTTGATAGAACCTCCAATGAGAGTGTTACTCTCAATGTAAGGGACAAGCTTTTTGAGCTGCCCCTGCTGGATCCACTGTATCTCAAGTGGTTCCATGGAGATCAACCTTGGACCTCTGCTATCCTTGCTAACTAAGCAGACTTTTGCGATTGGATTCACCAACCTTTCAAGATGTCTGTATCGTGAAGCAAGGATGGAAGTTGCGGACAGAGAGGGTGTGAAGAACTCGTAATATGGAAACTTCTCATGAAGTCTCTGATATCGGCGTGAGAACCGATACTTTTCGAGTCCTTTTTCTCCTGTTGCAACGGCACCGGGACCGTGGCCTGGCTTGATGTCGCGGGGATCGAATCCCCGTAACACTCGCTCCAAGTAAGAGCGAGCCAAGCTAAGTATGTCGCCATCAACAAGTACCTCTTCCGAGGTGGATGGAATTTCATTTTCGGTAAGGATGAAATTTTCTACAACCTGGTTTTCCTGCTCGCGAGAGTAGGGAAGTTCCAGTTTGTAGAACAACATACAAATCTGCATTAGCTCTTCGAGCGAATGCGGATCTATGTCGGTCCGAACATTACCACAATTGTGAAAGATGCGTTTTGTCCAACCTTGCAAGAACGCAGGGAGACGACCATTCCTAATGAGCCGAAAGCCATCAGGGGGTGCGAAAACGCCGGTCTCAATTCCGCGGAGAGTTGCCTTCCCTAAAGAGGGCAAGATCACCGTGAGGAATTTGATACCTTCACAAGAGAAGCGACGTTTGGCGTACGCCATATCGCGTTCAACTTGCTCTTCACACGAATGTGATGATGCATCTTCCAGAACTTTGAACAAGAGGTCAATGTTTGACATCGACTGGCTTTTCATGTTCCCCGAAGGTGAGCATCCCACCAACGGTCATTCCTCTACCCTAGTCAAAGGGCTGGGTTTAATCAGACCTCTCCTCGTTTGAAACGAGTGAGATGCGCGCCACTCGAAGCGACAAGGAAGTCGCTGAGAGCAGCAAACATCTCCTCAACATCACCATCGGTGATGTCCGTCCCAACGGGACGAGTAAGAGACAGAGCCAAAGAAGCAGTGTGCACTTTCTCCTCATCATCAACTCGAGTAAACCCGAATGTAATGATGTGGCGATTAAGTGAATCGGCATCCGGTTTGTTCTTCTTCTGGAAGATCGCCCTGGCGTCGATAAACTGCTGTACGGTTCCAGTAGACGTCGTAGAGACATACCGATTCCCGTTGGGAATAGGCAGTCGACGCGTATAGTCCACTGGGGTCGTGGCTACGTTCTTAATTTGGAGAGGATCAGGGAATGCCATTGGTGTCTTGTGAGAAAGGTGCTTAGGAAGATCGCCTATGAAGACGAACTGAGTGAACTAAAGTTGCCCTATTAAGGCAACGATGTTCGCGACTTGCGTCGGACTAAGGTCTGTGTCGAACCTAAGCCCAATAGATGTAGGAATGCCAACGCCTCTGGCAAAGCGAGTCTCTGTACAGGTACTCGCCACACCAGAAGGGCCACGAATTGTCGACCCTCCGTAGGGAGGATATGTGACAACTTCGTAAAGGATCTGAGACTCAAAGACGCTCTTGCTGGCGTGCCAGCAGTCCTGAAGTAGGATCTCTCCTTCGAACACGGGGGAGGGAAGCTGAGAAATCAGATCTCCGATATTAGTGAAATAGTCGACCAAGAAGGTCCACGGAAGCGCGTTCCAGGCTGTTCTCTGGAGATTGGCGAAGCCAAGATCCTTGAGATAAGCCTTATAAAGCGCATCACTATCATCGAGCCCTTGAAGTTTCTGGAAGGAATAGCCACCGCAATAACTCGTGGTCACGTATGTCCACGACATGCGGTATTCAATCCGACCAAGGATATCCCCGTAGGGATATACGCCGCCGTAATCATCAGTAGCATAGACACCGCTTCGCGGGTCCGAGCGCTGAGTAGTTACGAGGTTGCGGCGAAACTTCGTGCGTTTGCCATACGTCTTGCGTAGATACGCAATACGTTTGGATACTCGAGCGGAAGTACCAAGAGCTTTCAACACGTCACTGATGACGGGTCGAACGCCAAATTGATAGGCCAACCATTTATCGGAAGTCCACTTTCGAAGTTCTGCAAAACCCCCTAAAGGGTCCAGCAGATCATCGAGATAACGGGGCCGAAAAAGGTCACCTATGTTGGCGAGAGATCTTCCCAGGTCGGAAAGCTCTCTGAGTTCTAGAAGAGTATTGGGAATGTCCACCTTGGTGGGCACATGATCCATCATACTCCTCGCCATTTTAGACTGGTCCTGCTGTATTGCAGCGGTGTCCGAGCCTAACAACGTGGGGTGAGCGGTGAGATTAAGGCCGTAGCGGCCGTTAGCCCGATACTCCCTCCACGCAGGGGGTCCATTAGGTTCCCAAGACGGTGTCCTCAAAGGTACACCGAAATTGAGAATCTTCCGCTTGATATGCAAAACAGGTCTAGGTTTGCGTCCGGGGTTAGGTCCTGTCACGTCTTCGATACGAGAGTACTCGTATGACGGCGTACCAGCAGGAATGTGCCAGGTGCCCAAAGCCCAAGGGCTAGCGGGTTCTGTTACGTTCCGTGAATCACAAGCAATCAAGTTTGGATTCGTAACTGGAGGAAAAGACCTCTCGCGCAAACGGTTAAAGACCATGTTCCTACATGAGCAAGTGAGCCGAAG